ACTCGTCCAAGATCAGCTTGTCGCAGTTGTCCCGGTCGGGCTTCTGAGTATGCGGTTTCCCCCAGCGGGCGGAGACCTTTGTCGGGAAAAAGAACGTCACATCCACCCGCAAGGCTGTCGCCTTGTCCGGCAACCCCCGCTCAATCGCACACAAAGCCTCGCTAGCGGCCCTCTGCACTGCCGACTGCCATGACGACACTGCTGGGCTGGTATTTGAGATTACACGGCCTCCTACGAAGCGCGGACGCGGCTGGCTCTTTGGCTCACCCCTCACCATGAGCCGAACGAGCAACTCACCACTGCCGGCACTGCACTCGTCGCTCAATGTGATCTGTTTTTTCATTATACTTAATTTTTGTGTATACGCTGTTTTTTGCAAACTTTGAGCACTGGCGCAAAATATAGCAAGGAAGCTGAAAGCGTTCTCGGTCCTCATACGGATACCCTAGCGTAAGCGGTTAAGGGTATCCGAATATATGAGGATACGGGAACTAGGGGACTTATCCCTATTCCCTATATATAGTCCCCGTGTCCTCAAATGACGTAAAATTGCTATTTTCAACCACTTAGACCCGTCCTCAAGACCCCCCAAAAAACGCATTTGAGGACACGCGCATTTTCTACGCACTTTTGCGTGTCCTTTTTGATGTCCCCTGAGGACACGCTCACTTCACTTACTCTGTTGGAGCGGCGTGTCCTCGTGTCCTTTTCTTGGCCTATGGGTCCAAATCGTCACTTTTTCTCTTTGGACCACCCATCGGCGGCACAGTACGTTGAAACTGCGCGTTCCAAGCGTTGTTTTTTGCGGCCAAAACCACCTCACCGGAATCCGCGTCAAAGTAAAAGTCCTCCCATTCCGGCGCCGAGTTATACGACCCAGAGGCTATCGTTACCCCTGCTTCGTCCTGTGACAAGACCCCGCCAGGGATGTCCAGATATGTCTTCGACTTCGATCCCCTCACCGCACACGGCACTAACAGTCCCTTAACCAATGCCTCCTCAACCAAGTTACCAAACTCCCTCCAGCCTACTCCACGGAGTATCTGTGGCAGCTCATTCCTGCGCTTATACAGACCGTTGGCGGCATTCTTGCCACCCACAGCATACGGATGCAGAGCCGATGCCGCCTGCTGGATCGCATACACCATCCAAGCCACACGCTCACTCACGTTCACAGCGGCATACGAATCGTTCGATGTAATGTCCTCCAAGAGGCCGATCCCATTACGAAGCAATGTGCGCTCGCCCTGAAGCAAACCGTGAATATTCGCCTTAACAACCCCGAACTTCCACATGGCGCCACGCTTGGGAGTCATGTTCATAGCCTTCATGCGTCGCTCGTAATCGCTAGCGTGAAACATCCCAAAGTTGATACGGAAATACGATGGAATTGCACTGGCGCCTCGGATTGCACTCCTGAGTTCCTCAAGGGACCGGAGCGGTTCGTTCGACTTACGGATATGGTGGTTGATCAACAGAGCCGCCCCCATCTCCCCGCAAACTCGGTGGGCCTCCCGCATCATCTCGGCGATCACGACATTCGAGTTCTCGTCCCCGTGCGACACGCTGTTGAGCGTATCAATGGCTACCAATACCGGCGGCTCTGGCAGCGCCTTCATCAGATCCAGCATAGACCGCCAGCGGTCCGAGGTCACCGATTCCCCGGTCTTCGAGTTCCTTTGGGTCAAGGGGAACGCTCCCCCGATGTTAGTCATGGGCAAAACGATCAACCGGTCACCGGCCTGGTTTATGAGACCGCCCTGATCGAGTTGCTTGATGCGGATATGCATCTCGGTCTGCGAATCCTCACACAGAATCAAAACAGCGGTCCCACCGGCCCGAACCTTTTGGCCGCACCAGAAATAGTCCTTGGCCTCGTTCCATGCCGCGACCTTCAACGCCAGATCGGCCACCAAGAACGTCTTCCCGCTCCCACCTTCGCCCACAAACAGGTGGGGCTCACCCTTGAGCACCAGGCCCTCTACCAGTTCCTCGTGGACTGGAACCGGGTCAGTGATCCAGCGGTGGGCAGACCACGCTAGCAGACCATTCTCGCCTACCGGCAGTGCGCCCGTCCCCGAGTGTGTCCCCGATTTTTCCTCTGTAAACGCCCCCTTCGAGGACACGTCTTGACGGCACAACGCCTCCCATTCTGTCCTCACTCTGGCCTCGGGCCACGCTGGTTTCATGTGTGCCACAACCCACCCAGACAACGCCTCGAAAGCTTCCGTCTTATCCATGTCGCCCTTGCGAACACAGTGAATGTAGTGGCCGGCAACCCGGTTAAACTCTCCGAAGCGAGTGACTGTGTCCCCGCCGGCATGAACGTCTCGGTTCAGCTCCACCGGCTCAAAGTCCTCCCCTGAGTTCGTCGAGTCTTCCCCAAAGAGTCCCCGAATCACGTTATTTCCGTCCCCAAGGGACATCTTGGTGCGAACGGTCCACGGAGCGGGCTCAACCTCCTTAACTTTGTCAGCAAAGTCAGTGTGCAGACAATCTCCAGTGATCTCTCCACTCCACTCAAAGCGGCACGGCTTCGCCGTTCCGCCCTTGCCATGTACTGTGCCGGCGATTCTTACTGGTTGGTGAGAGCGACCGAACGGATTGCTTTTCACCCCACGCCCCAGCATTAAATCACCACCGGACTTCTCCGCAATCGCGTGCCGCAGATTGATGACTCCCTCAATATCAGCAGTGGGCTCAATCTTCCACCAGGCATGACGTTTCGGGGTACCGGCCTCGGTGGTGCCACCGGATTCGACCACCAGATCCGGCATTCCAATGTGTTCCGCCACCCAAGCGATGCGCTCATCTGTGTTGCCAGAATCAAAGTCCGCAACAACTGTGGTAAACTGGCTGACATTTAAAGACGTTGCCTTGGGTGCCTTGAGCACACATGGCACAATGAAAGAAGCCACGGCATGCTGTCCCCAGCGTTGGCAGTGCTCTACGGCTGAATTCATCCAGTTTTGTTCGGTCGCTGGCTCAAAGAAGAACTCCTCACGGAAAGTTCCCTCTTGCGCTGTCCCTTTCTCTCCGATGCCTCGGAGACACACATATGCTCCGGGCTGAAAGTCGACAGCCCCGAAGATAAAAGACAAGTGTTCCCTGACCTGGGCCTCATCAAAGTGGACCAGGCTTTCATTTTTCTCTGTCATCATTTTTTGTAGTTAAAGTACTGACGCTGCTCGACTGACGTTTCTTTCCGTCCCCAACACTGCTTCTGGAAATCACAGAACCGGCACTGCCAGTCTGTTTCCACACTCGCCGCACGGGGTAACTGCTCGGGTCGCTCGCTTTCGATGATCCGAAGCGCCTTGTCGCTGACCTCCTGAGCTAACCTCATGTCCGGCTCGCCTAACTCAACGTAGACCTCACCAGTGTCACGGTTCATGGCCGTAAACAGGAAACCTTCCAGTCCAAGGTACGCGATGTACGTCTGCATCTGTGCGTAGTACAACGGCTTTGATTTCTGGACTCCTTTGTCCTTGGTATCGTTCCAGCTCTTGTTGTTAAGAGCCTTATTCTCCCAGACGAGCGGCACCTTGCTGATGCCTGGGCCGGCATGGACGATACCGTCGCAATGCCCACCAAGCTTTCCGCCACAGACTGAAAAGCCTATCTGACCGCCCCCCGGCTTTTCCGTCTGCAACTCAAACCCCGCCATTCGCATATACTCGGACATGCGACTCTCGCCGTCGTGTCCCATGTCGAATACGCGGTACAGGTTGGCACTGAACTGGGGTTTAGACATGTCGTCTCTGGGGGCGGCGTGGAACTCGTAGCCGAGTGCTCGTTCACAGTGATGCCCCCACCGGCTTGCTCCAAGATAAGTACGCCGGTCTTCTTTGGATCGTGTGATTGTGAGTGCATTGGAGATAGCGGCCTCGATCTCTTCATTGTGACGCTGCTTTGGTGGTTCAAACATGTTCTTTGCGCTCACCCCTGCACCTCCTCCCGTATTGGCACACGCCTTGCGGTTGCTAATCCTTCCAGAAGCTCAACGTGCTCGCTATCCACGATAGCCGTGACGTGCGGGTGACAGTTATCGTTGAGCCACTGCATGAGCGACATTGCGGCTTCTTTAAGTGCCACAAGTTGTTCTGGTGTTAGTGTCATTCTGCCTCCTCCCATTTACCCAACGTCCGCAGAAACGCCTCTGCGCGTTGGCGGGCTGCGGCCCGCATTGGTTCGTAATACAGTTTCATAACTTCTTCAATGTATGTTACAAACTCCTTTGGCGAAAGAGTTTGCTCCGCCTCATGCATCGCGTTGAGGTCACATGTGTACCAGTCCACGGCAGTGCGTAGTCCATGAGTGTCTGGGGCGACTCCCATTAGCCCGAACTCTTGGTGCATAATAAAATCACTCCACCCACACGCCTCGGCAATCGCCGTGTTGATCTGCTCGTCGGTCATATCAGTGCCTCCTTTGCTATCGCACGCACAGCGTCCATGCGGTCAGGCAGCGTGATCACCCAGTCGCAGTCGCGGATGCGCTCAAGCGCTTCTTTGTAATCATTCATTTTTTTGTACACTTTAATAAAAGTATGCAGTTCATTTTGCACAATCTTACAATACATTTTGTTGTGCAAATCTTCAATTACTCCACAGAATTTACAATATGGATCACTCATTTGGCCTCTTTTTTAAGTTCTGCAACCAGCTTATTGGCCATACAGACTGCATGCTCAGCTATGGTAGATGGTTGATCACATGCTCCGTCAACTGTTAGCAATGACTGTAGTGCTGTGATTGCGGCATCCACACGCACGCGATCCCAATCTATTGGAGCTGGTGCCATAGACACTGCGGTTGGCGAATTGTTGATTGCATAAATTCTGCTATTTAGTTGAGCTATATCACTCATAATGTGTCTTTTGGTGTAACTTTTGTTGCCGTTTTTAAGTGCATTTCTAGTATCTCGTGCAACTTTGTTACGCGAATCAATTCAAAGTTTTTGTAGTCGTTCTTCTTACTTTGAAATGCTGAGTATGCTTTTTCTTTGCATAGGCACTCTTCTGTGCACCAAAAGCAGTCACGCTCGTCTCTGTATCCAATCAGGTATGTAGTTGTGTTTTCGGTCATTTCTCCTCCCTTGCTGCTGCAATGAGTGCGTCTGCTTCTATAAAACACGCCTGCCTTAATGTTAATCCCTCTGGATACATCATGCCTAAATGATAAACGTGTGCCCCCATTAACTGCGCTGCAATCTCCAGCCGCGAGGGTTCTGGGCGAGTTGTAAAGGATTCCTTGACGACTGCTTTGTCACGCTGAATGTGCGGCGTTCGCTCGGAGATGGC